TGCCTCACGTCCTTCAGCTCCCGGGTGTCCGTCCACTCCAGCCTTGCGTTCTTCGATGGAATATGCTCAAGACAGGCTATCCTCGGCTCCCTGCCTATCCTCCGCCCCTTCTCAAGGTACTTGGCGTCGAAGAAGCCCTTCAGGTGCAGGTAGTCGGTCATGCAGCCCTTGATGTAGCTGACATAGTCCCAGCCGTCAAGCCACGACTGGATCTCCCTGTCCTCCTCCCATCGGTGGACGATGTTCCCGTCCTCGTAGGCCAGACGGTTAAGGAACACGCCCTGGCCGTAGAGAAGCCCCATCTGCCTCTCAAGGATTCCGGGGCCGAGGTTGTTCTCGTCCAGTATGTCCCGAAGATGCACCGGGAGGTTGTTGTCGTGGCCGAAAGGCACTATCTTCTGTCCGCAGATCGTCTGGGGCAGCTGCTCCCAGTTCCTCTGCTGCGCCATCCAGAACACGGTGTCAAGGCTTCCGTCCCTGCGGTTGGAAAGGGCGAAGGCCCGGCCGTCGTTCAGCCGCAGGACGGCCGTGTGGTCGGATATTCTTTCGATTCTGCTCATACGAGTATCAGTTTTTGTCCGTTGAATGTCATCAGGAGCGGCTGGTAGAACCGCCTCGGCTCCCCGGTCTCCAGGTCGGTGTAGCCCTCTATCAGGTCGGCGTTCCTGTTGTGCTCCCGGGTCTCCCTGTGCCTGAGCGCGCCGCGGCGGACATAGACTATCCCGTCGCTCGTCCCCTTCGTGGGGTTGTAGCTCATGAACGAGAAGCTGAAGCTGCCGCCCTCCTCGGACAGCCGCCTCATCTCCGTCAATGCCTCATACACGTTCATATCACAAAGTTAGCCGCATCACGGGGCGTGATAAAGGACACCGCGCGCAAGCCGCATCGATGCCTCGGAAGGCTCGGCTTCGACAGGCTCGGCGACCGGACGCACGTGGTTGCCGAGCCTGTCGAAGCATCGAAGTGACCAAACCTCCAAACTAGCCGAAGTGACCAAAACTATAGCGCAAGACCTTGATATTCCTGCCAAAACGCCCCGTTTCGTGAATATATTCCCGTCAAGTGCGTGCCATTCAGACCCTTGCGCCCGGACGGGCGGAAAAAGGCCTTTCCCCGGACGGAGAAGACCCCGGGCCGCCCTGCCGAGGAACCGCAACCGCGATTCCTCTCCGAAGGTGATATATGGCGCGGAGTGCGTTCAGTCCCTGTTTTTCCCCACGGCGCGCGGGTCGGTGGCCGAGGACGGCAGCATCGTCCTTCCGCTGGCCACGCCCCTCAATTGCTTGGTCATCACAAGGTACTTGAACGAGTCGGACGGGTTGGTGGATTCGGTGGGCAGCTGCTCCACGGGCAGCTTCTCGCTTCTCTTGTCCTTGAACACCACGCCGTTCCTCACCACGGTACGCGCCCTCTCAAGAGAAAGCTTCAGATGCTTGGCGGCATAGGCGTCGATGCGCACCACGGGCAGACGGGGATTCCGCTCGCTCATTATCTCCTGCATGAACGAGTACTCCTCCGGCTGCCCGATGGTGCCCTGGTTGATGGACATCAGCTGCACCGTCCACCCTGTGCGGCGGCCGTCCCCGTCGTACTCGATGGCCTTCTTGAGTTTGCCCACCTGATCCTCTCCAACTGACCTGTAGGTGTTGCCCGCCCGGTCGTAGTACAGCATCAGGGTCTTGCGCCTCACGGGGGCGAAGAACGAGCGGAACTTCTCCCCGAGGTCGGGGACATATTCAGGCGCCAAGGTGTAGAGGAACTTCACCACGCGCAGACAGGCGCGTCCCTTCTCCGTGTCGTTCTGGGCTACGGACATCGAGCACATATTCCCGAAATCCACCCCGGCGATGAGAGGCTTGTCCAGGTCCACGTACTTCAGCACCCTGCAATCCTCCCTGTCCAGAAGACCGAAGCCGTCGTAGGCCTCCTCGTCGGTGCCGTCATAGTAGAAGTGGCGTTCGCCCAGAGCGGTGTAGAACCGGTCGCCGGACTCAAGCGACGGGCGCATGGAGAGTATGGCCGTGTTCAGGTCGGGGAGCCTTCCGGCGATCGCGTCACCGAACCACTGCTCCGTGAGGATGTCCACGTTGATGTAGGACGAGGCCAGCATGAAGAACGTCCTCGCCTCCGGGCGCATCCTCAGTTCCGTCCACCGCGCCTTCCATTGCTCGGCCACGCGGCATTTGCTCCGATAGACGTCCAGGTCCCCGCCGCCGCGTGTCTTCATCCATTTGTCCTTGGCGGCGGCGGCCTCGTGGAGGCACTCGTTATAGACCAGTCCTGCCTTGAGCACAAGCACGATGGCCGGTATGTCCATGTTATGGGCGTATTTCAGAATCCAGTCATATTCCCCGATGTGCGTGGTGTCAGGCATGTCGGTGGTGAAGCTGAACCCACGGTAGAAGACGCTGTGGCCGTATTCCTGCCTGTAGCCGCGGACGGCCTTCAGCAGGTTGGAGATCTTGTCCTCCCGGAAATACTTCACCTCGTCCCCGAAGACGAAGACATAGGAAGCCCCGGCGAGCGTGGCGGGACGGTCAAGGGAGCCGAAACGGATGTTCGTCCCGGTGTAGAAGATGATCGTGCGCTTGTAGGAGACCAGTTTGTTGAAAGGCTTCCAGAAATGGGGCTTCAGCCAGGCCGGAAGGTCGGCCTTCTCCGCCTCGGTGAACGTGGGCGGCTCCTTCTCGATGACATAGTGGACTCCCTCGCGCAGTCCCTTGCGCTCCAGACCCTCCAGCACGGAAGGGAGGATGTTGGCGTTCAGGTTCGTGAATGTGTCGGCCACCCAGACCACGGGCGCGCCCGGCATGTCGTAGATGACGTCCAGAAGCCTTTCCGCCTGGATGTCGGTCGTCTTGGCTCCGCCGCGCCCCACGACCTGAAGGTTCTGGCACGCCCCGGCCAGGGACACTATCTGGGCGAAAGGGTTCTGGTACTGGACGGAGGCCGCCCGTGTGGTCTCGGGTCTAACTCTCTTCCTTTGCATCCTCAAGGTATTTTACGATGTCGAGGTCGGTGATTCCGGCGTCGGTCCTGAGCCGTCTCTTGACCGCCTCCGGAGCGACCACGGTGTCGATCTGGCGCTCCAGCTCGTCACGGTTGGCCGCCGGAAGGCCGATGGATTCAGGCGTGGCGGAGAGCAGACGGAACATCGGCTGGTAGAGTTCCGCCGGGAGCTTCGCCGGATCGTCTTTGTCCAGCTGCAGCGCCCTTGCCTTGTTGGCGAGGATGTCGGCGGCCACGGCGTAGTCCTTGGATGTCTTGGCCGCGTCCCTGGCGGCCACGTAGAGGGTGTCGAACTGGTCGGCCATCTTGTTGCGCATCGCCTCCTTGGAGACCTTGCGGTTGCAGAAGAACAGCTCCATCGCTTCTGAATAGATGTCCGAAGCCCTCTGGTAGGGGATGCAGAAAGGGGCGGCGGTAAGGAACTTGACGGTCCGCCTCTTGCCGTACTGGCCGTCCAATGAATATATCAGCGTCAGAAGGTCGATGTAGATTTGTTCCTTGTCCGAGAGGTCTCCCTTGGAGCCTGAGGCGATGTATTCCTGAATCTTCTCGAACGCGCCCTCCTTCTCCGCCTCGCCGAAGAGGTCGAGCTTGGAGATGGTGAAGCTTTTGTCCCGGACGATGTCCCTGAACCGCTCCACGGAATCGGGGTCGCCGTCCATCGCCCCGCGCACCACGGCCAGCTCGATTTTCGCCCTTTTCTCCAGCTGGCCGCGATTGATGGCGTCGCGGATCTTTTGCTCATCGGTCGCCGGACCCGTCGAAGCGCCGGTCACTGAACCTGTCGAAGTGGCCGGAGTGGCCAGAATGGTCGCCATCTGCCTTTCGGTGATGTCCAGATAGCCGGCGAGCTCCGCGTCCGTCCAGCCGATGGCCGAAAGAGAAGAGAGCTCGTCAAGTAGTTTGTTGGTCAGTTCCTTCATATTCCTCAATCATTCGGTTGATTTCGTTCAGGGTCATGCGCAGCCGCCCGAGCCTCTCCTCCCTTCTTGCCTTCAGGTCGGGACGGTCGCCCCTGCGGATCTCGCGCTCGGCGCGCCAGATGGAATCCCGGACGTTGTCCCTCTTCCGGACGAGGCCTGTGACGGGAAGGCGGCGGAGGGTGTCCATCCGTCTCGTCAGGGCGAATATCGGGTGCTTGCCAAGAACCCTGCGGTGTTCCTTGTAGTATCGAAATTCAAGTCGAGAACTTGAATTTTGCGTAAAATTTCTTATTGTTTTTTCAGCAGCCTCGAAGCATTCTTCCGGAGTGGTGCACTTGAAGAGTTCCTCGTGGGCGTTGACATAGTTGTGCCACGTCGTGATCATGTCGGCGGCAAGGGCTTTCAGTTCGGTCGGGCAGTCCGGCTCGGCCAGAAACGGCCAGTCCTCCCGGAACCGCCCGCCCCTGGTCAGGGTCTGCGAAAACGGCACCTCGGTGGCGAACGGAAGCAAGACCTTCTTCAGAAGGTGTGAATATTCCTTCGGGGCTTTCCGCACAAGGGAGTCGAGCCACCTGTTCGGCGCGTATATACCCAAGAGCCGAAGTCCCTCAGTGACCTCGGCTCCCGAACATATCCATCTGTCA